GAAAAAGTAAAAAAAGTACTTGTCAATCGCGGCAAAGTGAGTTATAATAACCCTTGTGTTCAACACAATTCCGGGATGGTGTAATGGTAGCACAGGTGATTCTGGATCATCTTGTCTGGGTTCGAGCCCTAGTCCCGGAGCCAATGGCGCCATGGTCAAGCGGCTAAGACGTCGCCCTCTCAAGGCGAAATCACGAGTTCGATTCTCGTTGGCGCTACCAAACTAGATTTTTGCGAACCCTTCTGCACGCTGTTATCAAGCGATGTCGAAGGGTTTTCGTTATAGTTGTAGGTTATTTTTACAGTATACCCTATATCATCTTTAGTCAACACTATATCACGGACGAATGTTGAGATAATCATATCCCGGCGTTCGGCCGCGTTTTTTATTTGTAGAATATTATATAAGAAAAATTTGACATGATCGGGTGTAATTTTGAAAGGCTCATTCAATACTTTTTCTATCGACAAGTCTTTTTCTAAAACTGATAGTTTTTTTTCATATTCTGAAATGTTTTTGGAAATCGTGTCGGATATTAAACCGCTTTCAATCGCTTTTATACAGTTTTTCAGCTTATTTTTTATTTCTGTAATTTCGGTTTCTAATATACTTATCTGTGTATTTTCATCAATTGGTAAATTGGCTACAGTATTTGCAATAAACTCAATTGTCTGCGGTTCTGACAGTAGTTTAATGGTTTCTGCAAGTATAATATCTTCCAGTTTTTCGCGTGGAAATAAGGGCATATCACATTTTTTACTTTTACTGGCGTAACATTGATAATAATAGTAACGTCTTTTTTGTTTGCTTGTACCGCTGACACCGGTCATAAATTGTCCGCATTTTCCGCATTTCAGTTTTGACGACAGCAGGAAATTTTCGCTTTTCCCTCTGACGTTAGTTTCTTTTCTTGATTTTATTCTTTTTTGTACAGAGTGAAACAGATCATCAGGAATAAACTGCGGTATTACTTTTGTTTTAACAATGTCACGCCATTTATAAGTACCGATGTAAGTTTCATTTTTAAGCATATGAGTAAAGCTGCAGCGTGAAAAATTATTTCCCTTTGCCGTTTTTAAATGTGTACTGTTAGCGTATTTGGCTATGTCAACAATACGATCGCCTGCTGCATACATTTCGAATATTTTACGAACAATAGGGGCTGCGTGATCGTCAATTATTAAATGTTTGTCGTCATCTAATTTATATCCTAAAGGGATAATACCGCTTAACCATTTGCATTCAAGCGCATTTTCAGTCATACCACGTAAAACCTTTTGTGCTAATTCCACACTGTAATATTCTGCCATACCTTCTAAAACGGATTCTAGGATTATGCCTGATGGATCGTCTGTTATATTTTCTTTTGCAGATATAACTTTTACGCCGTTCTTTTTTAGTTTTGCTTTATACGTTGCACTGTCATAGCGATTACGGGCAAACCGGTCTAATGTGTAAACGATAACAATATCAAAAAGCTGTTTACCACTATCGGCGATCATTTTTTGAAATTGCGGGCGGGCGTCGGTTTTACCGGTTAAGGCTCTGTCAATATAACTTCCGACAATAGTAATATCCTGACGTTTGGCAAAATCAGTGCATTCACGGATTTGACCTTCAATGCTTTCTTCACGTTGATTTGTAGATGAATAACGTGCGTAAATTACGGCTTTGGACATAAAAAAACAACTCCTTTACTGTTTTGAGTATGCAGCAGCGGAGCTGATATGTTATAATATTCATAGTAATCTGCTCGCTGTGAAGGGTGGGCGTTACGTTGACCGTTCGGTGTTGGTAGCACTGGGCGGTCTTTTTTATTTTTATATTAATTTATCTAAGTCATCAAATAATCCAGGCATTAAAGAGTTTGTTTTTTGTTCCTTAGCTAATAATCTAAAATGGTCTATGTTTCGGCATGCTTCCATTAAACCTTGAACCCTGCCGATCTGATGTATAAGTACTGTTCGACCATCGTCACTTAACCATTGGTGGAAGCGGGATCTTCTTTTTTTGGTATCAGGGATTATATTCTTTTTATCTAATTCTTTTTTTATAAAGCCGTTCTCAATAGGTTCATAAATATACTTGTTTATAAACCTTCCGTAATATAGTGGTCTTGCCCTTGAAGTTGTTTTTTCGTTTGAATATAATCGGTCAAGTTCTACGAAAAAAGAATCGGGAAAGGTTAAAACCCATTTTTGCATTCCTTCAGCTAGGTATCGTGCTAGTAATATTCTTAAAGCATCTGTTTTTCTATCATATTGAAATCCTGTTGCTTCGTCAATTAATGCGTCGATACCAACAGATGCAAGAGCCGATAAAAGTATTTCGGCTTGCGTAGCAATTTTTTGCTGTGAAGTAACGAGTGCATTATTGCGCCTAGCTGCTAAATAAACATCACAAATGCTAGGCAAGATTGTTGCCAAATAACCAGTTTTTTCTTGCGTTCCGTCTAGGTATTTTATTGGTACGGTCCGATCTAACAAACCAGTAGTAATAAAGGGTTCGAGGTTTTTAGCGGCGACAAAAGGGGGTAACTTGGTCCCGGCAATTTCTAATCGGTCATTCATCCCTTTGCGTGAACGACCAAAAGCTGTAAAAATTGATGTTGCGGTTAGTATTCGACTGTTGTCATCCAATACGGCACATTCTAATTCTATATCTCCAATTGGAAGGCTGCCAACATAGAGGGCTTTAGATAAAGTTGTTTCCTCAGACATTTTAACATCTCCTTAAGTTTTTATTTCCATGGACGTTCCTGTTAGCGCAGGGCACTCTTTCTTTGCAACTTTTAATACGGATTAATTTCTTTTATTTTGCGATTAAAACTACCTTTTTCAAATTTAACAAAGTCATTTTCTATTAATTCGGAGAATTTTTGATAGCCTAATATTGCTGCTAAATTTTTCATTAAGTTTATTCTGTTATCATCTGAATGGTAATATATAGTTGTAGTCATATTTTTCAAAGTTATAAGTTCATTTAAAATAAATCTATCACTTAGAGTTAGTGAATGACCAATTATATATAAATTATGTTCTAGATGTGGGTTATAATACATTGAATCAGCACGAGATCGTGACTTAATATCATTGATCCAAGTTCTAAAATTTTTATTACATTCTTTGGAAGCTCGTTGAAAATATTTTCTAAAAGGGGTAAACATTGGGTCTATTGTTGTACTGTTTTCCTCAATTCCTAACACTAAATTATCATTTTCATTCCAACAAGCATAACCATGAATAAAACATGTATTATCGTCGATTATTGGACAGCCATACCTAGACGGTGTATTTGTGTAATTAAAAGTTAATAATTTGTTGTCATGTTTGCTTAATAAGTCATTTATAAAACCTATTTTAGGATAAGATAATTTATTAACGAATTTAGACAGATAGAGTTCGAAACATTTCGAAAAATCTTTTAACTGTTCTAAGATAAACGTTAGTAAATTTTCGAAAGCAATATCGAGTGGACCAGATTGCAATATTTCTAAGTCAAAATTAAAGTTGGGCGCATTGATCCCAATCGTTAATTTGACAGATTTGTGTTTACCGTTCAACAGCAAGCGAGTATTATCTAAAATTTCAATTTCTTGTGAATCCATTTGCAACGAATGTTTCAGGCAATAATTTATTATAGAAATCATTAAAAAAGTACTATTGATCTTCCGATTATCGATATTAGTTAGCCAGAGAGATCTATCTTCGTCTAAATATTTTTTTACGGTTTCTAACTGTCTGACAACATACTCGATTTCGGCTTCGAAATCACACCAGTTGCTGTTTGTAATTGTTTTTTCGCGGAAGTAGTTATACCATACATTATTGAGAAATAATTTTCTCATTTTTTCTACTATATCAAGATTTGCCGGATCATTGATTAATGCTTCAAGATCCTGATTGAAATCAGCAGATTTTATAGGTGGGGTATTTATACGCTTAAGAAAAGTTAGAAAATCAGTATACGCTGTTGGTAGTCCATGTGCAAGATCAAAACCGTTACCGATTAATACAATATTCACGCTCACACCTCCCGATAGTTTTTAAATAATATCACCTTGAAATGCTATTGCTTTACCTAAAATTCTAAAGTTTGAACAATTCGATTGATTAAAAACCATAGGTTTATATTTTGGGTTTTCAGCCCTTAACATAACACTGTTATCCGAAAAATAAACACGTTTTAATGTGACTGCGTCATCTATTGCAACGGCAGCTATTTCACCGTTTTCAACTTCAGCTTGTTGTTTTATGAATACGATATCGCCGTCATAAATACGGGCGTTTATCATACTATCACCTTGTACACGCAGGCAAAAGTCTGCTTTTATAAAATTACCACATTGAACATACGAATCGAAACATTCTTCTGCCATTACAGGTTGTCCAGCTGCTATTTTACCCAGCAGCGGGACTTTTTTTGTTTCTATTGGAAATATATTTGGAAAATCAGGAATATCTGATTGATTCCAATTTTCGATCATATTAGAAGTTTGTATGAATTCTGATTTACCTAATAACCACATGGGGTTTACCGACAAGGCTATCGCAATAGACTGAATTATAGGCATTTTTATTTTTTGTATGAATCCATCTTCATATCGTTTTATAGTCGCGGGGTGAACTTGAATTTTTTCAGCTAATTCTTTTTGATTTAATTCTTTGTTTTCACGTGCGATTTTTATTCGTTCACCGATTTCTTTCGGGGTCATTATTAATTCACCTCAATTTATATAACGTTATGTAAATTATACCATTGTTTTTTGCAAGGTGCAACTGAAAGATAAGAATATGTTAAAAATAATTGCGCTACGCTATTGACAAAGTTAATGCGCTGCTGTATATTGATATTGCAAGTTGCATAATGCAATCGAAAGGGGGTGAATATATGATAGCGATTAACAAAATCAAAGGAAGATTAGCAGAAAAAAGTCTTACACAAGGAGATGTTGCAAAAGCATGGAAGTGCGCTGCGCCTACTGTTAGCCAAAAATTAAACGGTAAACGACCTATGAATTTAGATGAAGCTGAAATATTAGGAAAATTGTTAGAATTAGACGATAAGGAATACTATGAATTTTTTTTAACATCTTGATTGCATAATGCAATTAAAGGTGTAAAAAATAGCAGCTCGAAAGCTGCCAAAACAAAAAATAAAAACCAATGAAATTATACCACGAAAGGGGTGAGTTTGTGAACGAAATGCAAATTTTTAATAATCCTGAATTCGGACAAATCAGAACTGTAGATCATAACAGTGAGCCGTGGTTTATTGCAAAAGATGTTTGTGAAATTTTAGATATTAGAAATGTAACGGATACAGTTAAACGATTAGACGCTGATGAGGTGACTAGATTTAATCTAGGGGGCTTATCAGGTGAAATGAACATCATCAATGAATTCGGGCTTTACTCTTTGATTCTCGGCAGCAGGAAGAAAGAAGCTAAAGCATTTAAACGCTGGATCACGCACGACGTAATCCCGGCGATTCGTAAAACTGGTAAATACGCTTTGAACACTGAACCATATGATCCTGACAAACTTACTTATAGTCAGTTGTCGGAAATAGCAACGATCTTGAAAGGCTGTCCAAAGTACAAACTGCCGTTGATCTGTCAGTTGTTTCAAATTCCATTGATTGAAAGCAGTGTGAGTTTTCAAAATCAGACTATCGACGATTTTATGACAGAGTTTTTGCAACAGTACAAGCAGAACTTGATTATGAAACAAGTGCTTTATGGACATTACCTGCGCTATTGTAGAAAACATAAGGCGGTAGGTGTTACAGACAGATCGTTTTCTCGCTACATAACCGGTAATTATAACGTTGATATTGTTCAACGCCGAATAGGTTTTATGCGTGAAAGATTTTATAAATTCAACGAATGAGGGTGTGAGATACATGACTGAAAATAAAATAACTGTTGAAACAGTCGGACACCCACAGTTTGCAAAAATCAATCGTTTTGCCGAAGCGATTCGGAAATTTTATGCAGAACCTAAAAACGTTATGGCTTTTGAAAAATGGAAAAAGGAAGGTGCTGCCATATGAGAAAACCACGTTGTGGGATCAAGTCTTATATATGGGCGACGCTGTGGTACTGGTGGATTGAAATATCAATTTTCGTAATGGGTTTCGTTCTTGGTCTGTTGATAGCGCAGGCGTAACAATGAAACTTTACGATCATCAAAAAACAGCACTTGCCTATTTAAGATCATACGATTCATTCATGTTGTTCATGGAACAGGGGACAGGCAAAACAATACCCACATTGACGAGGCTGAATGAGCTGATACAGTCAAAGGTTATAAAAACTGCTTTGGTCATTTGCCCTAAATCAGTAATTGGGTCATGGGATCGCGATATTCAAATGTTTGACACCGAATCACAAACACGCTTGAAAACGCACGTTGAAGTTATCAATTATGACAAAGTGTGGCGATATGACCGGAATAAATTTAATCCGTACGATCGGCAGTATGACGCTATCGTGATTGACGAAGCGCACAGTATTAAAAACCGGACATCAAAGCGCGCCGCGTTTATTTTAAAACTGGCGGTAACGGCAACATACCGATATGCGTTGACCGGTACGCCGATATCAAACGGACAGCTTGAAAATTTCTGGTCTTTGATTTGTTTTCTTAATCCATATTCGGTGGGGAGTAGGGTTTATAGTAATATTTTTAAGATTACTGACGGCGGGAAGGGTTCATACTACGAATTTCTTGATAAATATGCCCTGCTGGATCAGTTCCATAAACCGTACCGTTACAGGAACATTACTGCGTTACAAGAAATCGTTGACTACTATTCGTACAGGGTGACTAAAAACGAATGTCTTGATTTACCGGATAAATTACCTGATGAAATCATCGAATTGGAACTGCCTGATAAAAAGCTGTACAAGGAAATTGCAAAACATTCTGCAAGCCTTGATATTGAATTTGTGGCTGATAATCCACTGGTTAAATTGTCGAAACTTCGACAAATCGCAAGCGGTTTTCTTATTGATGACACCGGGTCGTTAACAGATTTGAAATGTGAAAAGATCAATGCACTTGAGGAATTCTTAGACGGCTTTGATAAAAAGCTGGTCATCTTTGCTGAATTCACACGAAGTATTGATAATATTGTCTCCTTACTAAAAAAACGGAAATTAAAGACAATCGTTTTAGACGGCAGGCAGAAGGATAAGAGCATTTGGCGAAAATTTCAGTCAGACGAATCTATCCGTGTTATTGTGTGCCAATACGTCAGCGGGTGTCAGGGAATTGATTTGTTTGCAGCTGATACGATCCTTTACTATGAACCGACACTACGTTCAAATATTTTAGAACAAAGCCGCGATCGTATTCATCGTAACGGACAAACGCAGAAATGCAGTTATATCCATTTTATTACTAAAGGAACAGTTGAAAAGGATATATACAGGGCTTTAAGCGGATTCAGTGACTTTAACGAAAAGCTGTTTACTGAATACGTTTCAGAGTATCAAAGAGCGCAGAGAGGTGTGAAAAAATGAAAATATACATTTATGACATCGAGGTTTTTGCGCACGACTGGGTTGTGGTTTTCTCCGATACCGATGAAAAAGAAATAGCAGTATTTCACAATGATACTGTCGGCTTAAAGCGGTTTATGTTGCGTCAAGGGTTGCTTTTCGGCGGGTTCAACAATAAGCATTATGACGATTGGGTGACGCAGTCGATGTTGACCGGTGCCGATCCTGAAACTGTGAAAGCGCACAACGACTTTATTATCATACAGCACGGTAACGGGTGGGAATTTCCATTTGTTCAGTATCAAAAGAAACTGTTTAAAAGTTTTGATTTGCGTGACGATATCGCTGATAAAGGCTTGTCACTGAAAGCAATCGAAGGTAATTTGTGTCAATCGATAGTTGAATCATCAATTGATTTTAACATCAATCGTAAATTGACGGCAGCGGAAGCAGAAGAAGTTATTTTCTACTGTAAAACCGACGTATCAAATACTGTCAAACTTTATCACGAAAGAAAAAGCTATTTGAACGGCAAAATTGCTGTAGGACGGTTGAAAGGCATTGACGAAAGCATTTCCCTGTCATTAACTAATCCGAAGCTCACAGCAACGTTTCTGAATGCGACACGGGCTGATTATGGTGACGAATTTGATTACGTACCACCTGACGAACTGATGTTGAAAAAATATCATGAACCGTTCGATTTTTTTAGACACATTGACTACGATCAAAAGCTAAAATGTGATGTTGCCGGTGTGCCGCATGTATACGGCTGGGGCGGTATCCACGGGGCAAGAGAAAACTATTTTGACCAATCAACGGACGAAATGAAAATCGTTGACATCGATGTCGGCAGCTATTATCCGTCGATGATGTTGGAATACGGTTATATTTCAAGATCGATACCCAGTGCTGAAGGTTATGCGAACGTATATCACACCCGTATAAAAGCCAAACACGAAGGGAACGACGAAACAGCTGGGGCGTTAAAACTGGTTTTAAACAGCACTTACGGCGCCATGAAAAACCAATATAACCCGCTGTATGATCCGCGTGGTGCAAATCATATTTGTATAACAGGTCAGCTATTTTTGACAGATTTGATTGAAAAACTGGAAGCGGTTGAAGGATTCAGCCTGATCCAATCAAATACCGACGGGTTAATGATTAAGTTTCCTGTAGAAAATGAAAAGCAGATCAACGAGATAGTTGAAGAATGGGAACGGCGAACACGGCTGAACATGGAATATACGGAAATACACCGCATAGCGCAAAAGGACGTCAACAACTACATCGTACAAGTTGGTGCGACGTATTTGATCCGGGACGGTATTAAAACGTTTACGAAGGAAGATAAACGCAAAATAAATACAAAAGGCGGCTATGTTTCATTGTGGCAGGGCGGGAATTTCAAAAACAATTCCCTGATTATTGTTCAAAAAGCAGTTGTTGAATATTTCATGAATTCTGTGCCGGTCGAAGATACGATCAATAACGCTGGCAACATCTTTGATTTTCAAATGATCTGTAAAACAGGCGGCACTTTTCAAAATACTGTTTGGGCGGTCGGTGATGATAATATCACTGTTCAACGTGTGAACCGTGTTTATGCTGTAACCGATAAAAAATACGGTTTGATTTACAAAGTAAAAGCTGGTCGACTTCATAAAATGCCGGACGTGCCTGAACATTGTTTTGTTGATAATACCAATTGTCTAAAAGTGACAGACATTGATCGTTCGTTTTACATCGAACTTGCCAAAAAGCGAATTGCCGATTTTCTTGGCAAAACTAAAAAAAATAAAAAGAACCGAGAGGAAGTTGAAAAAATGGCAACTACAAAAACAGAAGATTATAGCAATATGAATGTTTATCAAAAATTACTGGCAGTACGATTGGAGTTTGCAAATGCGAATATAAAAAAATCGGGGATCAATCGATTTGCAGAATATAAATATTTCGAACTGTCAGACATCGTGCCAACTGCGAACGAGTTATTCGCAAAATATAAATGCCTTTTTGTCTGTGGATTTGACAAAGGCTTTGCAAACGGTATTTTATATAACACCGACAAAACCGACGAATGTATTTGTTTCGGATTTGAGATGAAACAGCTGGATATCATATCGGCAGAAGGTAAACGTAAAATGAATGAAATGCAGGCGTTAGGGTCGGAAATAACATACGCCCGACGGTATTTGTATCAACTTGTTTTAGACATTGTTGAAAATGATTCTATCGAACCTACTATCGGCGCAAATGCAGATAAAGAAGTCGAAAAGCCTAAAGCTGGCAGAAAACCACCTGCCACCGCTGCAGATCGTAAACAAGCTGTTGAAGAATTGACCGGTGCAGGTGATAGAGAAGCTGAATGCACTAAAACACAAATTACTGCTATTAAGAATGGTCTTAAAAAACTTCGTGAAACCGAAGGCGATTATGAAAGCTATATCACTGAAACTGTCGGCAAAATTAAGGCAGGTATGACGAAAAAGGCTGCTGATACCCTTCTAATTGAGATTGGTGAAAAAATTGCGAAAGCAGGTGCATGATGAAATTTGTTGATAAACACATCGAAATTGATAAATTACCGAAAAAATTCAAAAAAATGACTGCAACACGTTTCGCTGCAGTGCTGGGGTTAAATGCTTGGAAAACTCCTTTCGCGGTGTGGTGTGAAATGACACGGACATACGAAGAACCATTTGTTGATAGCATTTATACGATCGCAGGTAAAGTAATTGAACCTAAAATTATTGACTATCTGAAAAACAGGTATTTTCTTGATATCCAATCGCCGGAAGATGTTTACGGTAAAGATTATTTCAAGAAAACCTATGGCGATTTTTACGGTGATGTTGAAATTTTTGGCGGCATGTGGGACGCAAAATCAGACGACCTGATCGTCGAAATTAAAACTACAAAGCGTGCCGAAGATTGGCTGAATGATGTACCAATTTATTATAAACTGCAAGCTGCGCTATATGCTCATCTATCGGGGATCGATAACGTCATGATGACCTGTTCGTTCTTACAGGATAAAGATTATGAAAATCCAGAAGCTTTTGTACCCAACATCGACAATACTATTGAAGTTGAATTTTCCATGTCGGAAGATTTTCCCGATTTTGAAGAACGATATTTAAAACCTGCTGTTGCTTTTTGGAAAAAGCATGTTGAAACTGGTATTTCTCCTGATTTTGATGAAAAAAAGGATGCTGATATTTTAAAAGCATTAAGGACAAACGTTGTTGGTGTAAAAGATGACGAAATAGAAAAACTGCTTGCAGTAATAGACGCCGATCAAATTGCATATGATAAAGCGTCTGCTGAAATCAAGGTCATCGAAAAGCGGTTGAGGGATAACAAGGATAAACTAAAAAAGACACTTCAAGGCAAATTCGGTGAAAATGACGACCGGGTTGAAGTGAAGTCGGCAGCCTATGTTTATACGTTATCCAAAAATATTAAATCAGCAGTAGATACTGATAAATTGAAAGCCGACGATCTTTACGAAAAATACAAAATTGATAAAGTAGAATATCGAATGTCGGTAAAGGCGGTGGATAACAATGATTGTAAATGTTAGTTTGAAACAAGGCGGGAAGTTAGTTTTTACCGGTAATGTTTTAAAAGTTTATTCTATCGGTGATGAAAAAGGTAAAAAGCTGGCAATTGAAACAGTTGATAAAGTAACATCTTTCAAATTCACTGATATTAAAAAAATAGAAATTGAAAAGGAAGTGTAGCTATGAAATTTGAAAAATTTGCTAAAAAGACTGGCGCACACGGTAAACTCATGAAAGGTCACGGCTATAGCTTTTTAGTTTCAGGAGAAGTTGCCACGGTTATACCTGATTTTGCCCTAAATTTTTATCAAACGGCAAAAGCTGATGAATCAATGCTTTTAACCAAAGTGTTTAATAACTTCGATATTGATGAATTGGCGAAAGTTGCTGAATTAAGCAGGGCGATTGTTCTTGAAGCTGACGGAAGTTCCAGAGCAATCAGAAGAATTTTTCAGGATCATAGTGGTAAAGAAGTTAGCATATCAAATGAAGCTTTCGGCTTGCTGGAAAAACAGGATCATGTTTATACCGGGTCGATTGATTTTAATGAAAAAAGCATTAATTATTTAGTTGTTATTAAAAATCAAGATATCGTCGGCGTTATTTTTCAAGAATCAATTTAAAGAAAAGAGGTAATTTATTATGGCTATTAAACTTGTTGAGACTGGATTTTCTATTATTCCCGAAGGTACTTATATTTTCAAGATTGTCGAAGTTGAATATAAAAAAGACTTCGGTAAAATGATTGTCACACTTGCTACCCAAAAAGGCATGAAACAAATTGAAAGATACGGTCTTGTCAAATCGAACGGTGAAGCAAACGAAGGGGCGATGAAAGCATTTTCGTTTTTTGCAAAAACAGCTTTGAATGATTTTTCCCTTGATGAAATCGATGAAAACGATTTGATCGGTTGTTATTTAAAAGGTGATATTGAACACAATATAGTCGCATCGACTAAAGATCCCGACAAAACAGTTACTTTCACAAAATTAACCAATGTTGAACCGGCACTCGGTTTTGAAGAATCTGAATCAGCTACAGGCGATCCGCTGGACGCACTTGATGATTTATAATGCGCGAAAGCCGTTTGCAATCAAAAATAATCAGTTATTTGAAAGCTAACGGGATTTATTATGTGAATACTTACGGATCGGGAATGACCGCAAAAGGCGTTCCCGATCTGCTAATATGCTTGAATGGTAAATTTATAGCTTTCGAATGCAAAGTTGATAATAACGGTATGCAGCCGGATCAGAAAATCCATGAAATACGGATTACTCGATCAAACGGCAAACATTATTGCCCGCGGACATTGAACGAAGCTGTGTTGATAATCGAAAAAGAAAGGGGGCGGGATATTGGATAAAAAATATATCGTATTAGATGATGAGAAAAAAGCAATTCACCATTTCAAGGACGGCGAAAAAGCCCTTGACTGGAAAGTGGTAAAGGACTTTGATAATCTTGCGATGATTGTTCCTGAACCGTTTATCGTTTTAGATTTCGATACTGTCAGTGACGCGAAAATAATTCAACAAATTATTGATGATCTTGATTTAAAATGCAAAGTCATGCAAACGTCGCGCGGTGTACATGTTTGGTTTAAATCATCTGAACCGTGGAAGAATTTCACGAAAACACGTCTTGCGATCGGAATATACAGTGATTGCCGATCTCATTCGCGTAATGCTTATGTGAAAATCAAAGACGGCGGCGTCATGCGAAAATGGTTACGGGATTGTGACGATGATAAAGTCATGGACGTGCCGCGGTGGCTTTATCCAGTTTCACAGCCGGGGGATCATTACCGGTTTAAAGAAATGGGCGACGGCAGCGGACGCAATCAAGAATTATTTTCATACATCGTATACTTGCAAAGCAAAGGCTTTAAACGTGCTGAAATTAAAGAAACGATCAATGTTATCAACAGATTTGTTTTAGCCGAACCTTTGCCGCAGTATGAAGTTGATTTGATATTACGTGATGAAGCTTTTAAATCCGATGAAGAAATTGAAGCGCAGCTTGCCGAAAAAGAAGTAAAACGCGGCAAATTCGAGCATAATATTTTTGCTGATGAATTGCTGGCATTGGATAAAATAATAACTTATAACGATAAGATTTATATATATCGTGACGGTTATTATCAGCCAAATCAACAGCAAATCGAACGGCAGATGATAGAGGCGTATCCGGGTATTAAATGGCGTGAGCGGAACGAAGTTATTGCCTATATGAAAATAATGACAGCGCTGGATCGCAGCAAAATAAAAAGTGATCCGTTTATCGTCAATTTGAAAAATACCAGGCTAAATTTAAAAACCTGTGAGAGTTTACCGTATAGTGCGGAAGTAATCGAATTCGAACGGATACCGGTTAATTATGATCCGAATGCTGAATCAGCTGATTTAGATAACATGTTGAACCGGGTGTTTTGCGGTGATCGTGAATGTATTGATCTTTTTGAGGAAATCGTTGGTGATTGCTTATTGCATAAGAACATTTTTCAAACTGCATTTTTATTTTACGGCAGCGGCAGTAATGGTAAATCCACTATTTTAAAGCTGATCCGTAGGTTTATCGGTGCTGAAAACTGTGCGACTATCTCACTTGAACAGCTGACCGGAACGTTCATCACAGCTGAACTTGAAAACAAAATGGTTAATATCGGTGACGATATCAATTATGGATCACTGAAAGAAACCGGCACATTGAAAAAGCTGTTCAGCGGTGAGCCGTTGCAGGTACAACGCAAATTCGGAATGCCTTTTACGCTTGAGCCATATGCGACGCAGTTGTTCAGCGCGAATGAAATTCCTCGATCTGCTGATAAAACAGATGGCATGATGAGAAAGCTGACATTCATTCCGTTCAATGCTAAATTTTCAAAAAACGACGATGATTACGACCCGATGATTTTCGAAAAAATTACCAGTGAAATTGCTTTGTCGTACCTGCTGAATTTAGCTATTAAAGGATTGCGCCGGCTTGTACAAAATAAACGGTTTACGTTGCCGAAAGTGGTTGAACAGGCAAAGCAAAAATACATGATAGAGAATTCAACGGTTTTGACTTGGGTTGATGAAGCTGATATGACTGTTGAAGAAATTTTGAATACACCTGCAAATGACCTATATATAAAGTTCACTGACTGGTGTAAAATTTCAAACATTCGGGAAATCACCGGTAAGAAATCTTTCAATCGTGAACTGATACGTAAATTTGGATTGGCAGAACAGCAAATGCAAAAACGAATGAACGACGGTACACGGAAACGATTTTTCGTCGTTAGTTTAGATTAAGGAAGGTAATAATAATGGCTATTTTTTCTAATATACAAAAATCTTTTAAGACAAATACAGGTGTAATACATCATTATCAAGAGCAATTGGGTGTTACGTCGAAGGGCGAATTTTATTTTGTAATTCCTGATAATACGGCTTTTAATAATGCAATATCTTTACTTAATTTAAGAAATGGCTGGCTGCCGAGAAGTAAGAAGCGTGTTGTTTTTGCGTCAACGTATGAGAATTTAACTAAAATAGTATCAAGTATTATAGATAAAATCAGCGAAACAACAGTGGAAGATGAAATTTTCATCTTTTATAAAAACGATGGCAACTATAGCTTTTATAGGAATAGTCTTACCGGAGATATTGACCCTAGTTTTTTCCCAGGAGCAGACTGCGAAAGATTTGACACGAATAAGGGTTTTAGCTACAAGACTGGATACAGCATATCGTTGCAGGCAGTTATTTTAACAGAAAAAACGTATAAAGACGCAGAAGATAATAAAAAAATGCGTTACGAAAAAACCGCAGATAGCGAGCTTGGGTTATTCGGAAAAAGGTTAAACTCATATGCAAGTCATTGCGATCTTGACAATTCAGTACGAAATGGTTTGTTAGGCGATTATAACAAGCTTCCATACACAGAAGAAAATGCAGAATTTTTCACTAGATTTTTTGATACGATCTGCCGCTTTAACTATGAAATTCGTTATAAATTAGAACCAGAAGAATTACAGAGCATTATTACAAGTAATCTTTTAATGATTGGTGAAAAGAAAGGAGAATGAACAAATGGATTATAGCAAATTAAAAGTTGGCGAAAAAGTATATGTAGGCACTGAAAAAACACCGTATAAGGTTATAGTCAGGGACGAACGATTTATTATTTGTAACAGACCGATCCGTGGAAAATTGGACACTGATGGGCAACGCCGTTATTGGTATTTTATCTGTGACCTTGAAAGAGGTGTGCGTGGAAAAGACGATTTAATTTTTACTATTTATGATTATCGTACTAAAGAAGGTTGCGAAGAAGCACTACTGGCATTGCAGCAAGGGAAAATGAAAGTTACTTATAGAAATTGTGTGCCGCTGGATTTGAAACGGGGACGGTGATAGTAAATGATTGATAAAAAAATAACACTTAAATCTTGTATGAGAAAGTACGCCATTACTGACAGAGATTTGATGAACAGGGGTGGTCAGTTAGTGCCAAAGGGTACAAAAGTTTATATTGTATTTGCGTCAAACTGGGGGTTAGAAATCCGCTTGCCGAAATGTGAATGTTGTGGAGTATCGGTAACTATATCTCATCTGAAAAGAAACGATTTAACTTTGGTTGAAAGCGAGGATTAAGAAAAAATGACTGAATTAATGGAAATATTAAAAGTTGGTTTATCTATATGGGTATGTTATGTTGTTTTAATATTTTCGGTGGCATGTTATGTTTTGTATAAAATTTTTAGATCGTTAAATTGGTGAGGAAATATAAAATGAAGCATTTAGTTAACGAAATTACGAACTGGCAAAAAGTAAAACATGTTTTACCTGTACCGCATAAATTAGTGATATGTCAAGATAAGGCTGATGAGTTTCATTATTTTATAGCTCAACTTGAATCCGTAACATTTGACGGTAATCCTGCGTTTTGTTTTAGAGATTATTATGATAACGGTTACGATCATACTGTTGATTCTGTTAAAAAATGGGCGTATATCAAATTATAATGAAAGGTGATAGTAATGAAAAAAATTAAAGTTATCGTAGAAACAGGTTTTGTTGGTTGTGAATTATATGATGAATTTGAAGTTGAGGAAAATACAACAAAAGAAGAAATTGAAAAACAAGCTGTATCGGTGAAAAATGAATTGACTTGTGACTGGTATTGGGAAGAAGTTATCGGCGATGATGACTGATTTATTAATTGTCACAAAAACATTCTGTGACAAATTGACATTCTGTGACTGTTTTTGTGACAAAAAAAGTGAGTAATAATGCAGGTTAGGATATATTTTGTCACAGAATCACACTTTTATTTTTTAATCTATAAATAATAAAAATATATAGTATATAAGAGATAATGAGTAAGTATATATATTATATATAATAGATTTGGGCTGTTTTTCTGTGACAGTGTGACAAAGTATCCGAAAACCGCATGAACACTAGTGTTTTCAGTCACGAAACGAAAAACAATTCTGTGACAGGTTTTGTGACAAGGCAAATAAAGCCGTATTATAGCCAGTGTCGAGCGTATTTTCACGCTTGTCACAGAATTGATGATGAACAGTCTGTGTTGAACATAGGTCGTCAAGGTGATAATTGAAATGGAAAAGCGGGGTGATGTTCTGAAATACGACGAAGAAACGCTGAAAAAAATACAATTTTTAAATGAATATGGCGTTATTGAATCCCGTATTAGAATATTACGCGATCGGCTTGAAAATCGAAAATCATGTTTGTATTCGATTGGTGCTGTTAAACTTGATGGTATGCCAAAAGGTGGAAAAACTTTTACCATTGATGATAAAGTTGTTGAAGCAGTGACGGTCGAGGACGAAACAGCTGAAAAAATCAAAAAGTTGCAGGCGAAACAAGCTAAAATTCTTGAACGAATAAATGCAGTTGAAGATTTGACCTATATTAGTGTTTTAGAATTGTATTATGTCGAAGGACTTTACTGGAAAGAAGTTGCTGACATGTTAGGTGTTAGCGAACGAACCGTTTATGCGATCCATGCTTTAGCGTTAGAAAAATTTACAATTTGCAGTTGATTACAGTTCGTTGCAGTTTTTTGCAGTTCATTGCAGTTTGTTTCAGTTGAAAGTCGTTTTTAAGCGTGATATTATTAAGCTATCAAAATAACGTTGGACGATAACTGAGCTGGTTGTCGTCCTTTTTATTTGAAAGTTGGATCATTATGTTAACTAAGATATGTGGTAAATGTGGCAAACTTTACCCAGCGTCAGGAACATGCTGTGAAAAGAAACGTCATAAAGAGTATGATCTGTATCATAGAGATAAAGAAAGTGCAGCGGTTTATCATAGTAAGGAATGGTCTATATTGACTGTTCAATGTAAAGAAAGATGTAACGGTATCGATCTTTATATTCTTATGACTGAAAGACGTATTGTTCCCGGCCGGCTATGTCATCATATCTATGAGACGGACGAAGCACCTGATAGAAGGTTTGATATAAACAATCTGTTATATGTCAGTTCGAAAAGTCATGTTGCTATACATCGTATTTATTTGCGTGGTGGTTATGAAAAGAAAATGTTGCAAAAAAAGTTAGAAAAATTTTTACAAATTTACATAGGAGGGTAGGGGGAGGGCAAAAAAGTTTTCACCCAGTTTGGACAGTACCGCGCTTTGTGTTTTTTTGCGAGAAATCGCCAAAAATGAAATTTTGAAAAGAAAGGAGCTGCTGCTCATGGGAGGCAGACCGAAGAAATCGGCAAGTGTCGCCACTGGAAAAATCGGCAAAGAAGCCATTCAAGCTAAGTTAAAACAGGAAGAAAAACTGAAACTTTCTCGGACAGGGTTGGTTCCTCCGAGCTGGTTGGACGTGTTTGCCGCCGCTGAATTTTCGCGGGTTGTTGATGAAGCTGGGAAAATAAATTTGCTTGATAATTTGGATTTTTCTATTCTTGCAATTTATTCAAATGCTTATAGTCGATATATTGAAGCTACGATGTTTATCACTGAAAACGGACTTACCGGGGATCGTGAAACTAAATACGGAAATTACGAAGTTGTTAGCCCTTATGTGTTGGCGCAGGAAAAATACGTTAAACAAATCATGCAGTGTTCTACAAAATTAGGATTGGCGACAACTGATAGGTTGAAATTGATTGTTCCTTGCGAAGAAATGCCGGCGACTAATAAGTATTTAAAGTATGCTAAAAAATGATTGATCGTACAACGGCTTACGCGAAACTAATTGTATCAGGTAAGAGGATATCCGGTCGCAAGGAGTATTTAGCTTGTAAACGTCATCTTGATGATTTGAAACGTAAAAACTTTGATTATAAGTTCGATGTAGATGAAGCTGAAAAACATATCAATCTCGCTAATGAATTAACTATAGCGGAAGGAAGCATGCAGAAACCGCTTTGCACACGAGGGTTTCAAAATTTCATTATCGGTAGCCTGTTCGGTTGGCGAAAAAAAAGAACTAAAGAAAGAAGGTACAGGGAAGCATATGTTCAGGTCGGTCGGCAAAATGGTAAATCTTTTTTGGCTGGTGAGATTGCGAATGATATCGCTTCTTTTTCAAGTTATCATCTTGGACGTGTTTTCTGTACAGCGACAAAACAGGATCAGGCAAATATAGTTTGGGACGAAATCGTAAAATTTATCAGATCAGATCCGGAACTGGAAGAACTTTATAAAATTCGAGAACATGACCGTACTATCGTAAGTAAAATAACTGGAACAGAAATTAAAGCAATCGGTAGAGATACCAAAAGTGCAGACGGTTTCAGATCGATTCTTGCAATTGTAGACGAGTATCATGCTCATAAAAATAATCAGATGTACAAGCTCATGCTTGACGGTCAGATAATGGTTGACAGTGCGCTGACAATGGCGATTACTACCGCAGGTTTTGATTTAAACGGGGCATGTTATGAGCAGTATAAATTTTGCGATAAAGTTTTAGAAGGGGTTATAGTGAAAGAATCCCTTTTCATATACATCGCTGAAATGAATAAAGATGATGATATGTGGTTACCTGAAAACTGGGCAAAAGCGAATCCGCTAAACCTTTGGTTTGATGATTTGACTTTGGATCAAGGAAAGATTAAACGTATGGCGGAAAAAGCATTGGAAGCTAAGGAAAAAGGGAATACCGAACTTTTGAATTTTATGACAAAGTCTTTGAATATTTGGGTGACTTATTCGGAAGGTTCACTGCTGGACATTGAAAAATGGAAACACTGTGAATCAGATTTGACGCTTGAAGACATGAAAGGCAGAGAATGTTATTTAGGTATTGATTTATCGCAGGGTGGGGACTTAACCAGTATAGGAATGGTTTTTCCTCTTGACGATCAGAAAGTATATATCTATTCTCATTCGTTTATGCCTGAACTACGTCTGTTAGAACATGAAAAAACTGACGAAGCCCCTTATAGGGTATGGGTAAATCAAGGCTTTTTAACCCTAACATCAGGAGCGTTCGGGCTGAAAACAGATTATAAGTACATTCTCACACATTTGAGAGAACTGATTGAAAAGCATGGTCTGAAAATTCTTGCAGTTGGTTATGACAATCATAATGCCAGTGCGTTTTTATCTGACCTTGATTTTCTAGGCTGCGATTTAATTGATATAGTTCAGTCAGCGAAAAGTTTAAATGACTGTACGATTGATTTCAGACAGTCTGTTGAAGCCGGTCAAATATTGTATGACCGTAGAAATTCACTGTTGTCATGGTCTGCTGCAAACGCAGAACTTGTAAAAAATAGCTTTGGTGAAATTAAAATCGTCAAAGAAACTGTTGGCGCGCGGATTGATCCGATCTATTCAATTATAGACGCGTGGAAAATAATGTTCTTAAACTGCGACAGAACACCATACGATGCAAACGCTGAATTTGACACATGGGAGGCCATTATGAAACAGAGAAAGGAGGGTGTTAAAACGTGAGTTTATTCAATAAACTTGTCGAAAAAATCGACGTGTTTCAAGCGAAAAGAAAACTGAATGTTAGTAATAGCGTTAGTTTGTCAGAGCTAAATTCATTCTTTCAATCACGGGCGGCGGGTTACACCGGGACAGATCTATCAGAGATAACATATTTCACATGTTTAAAAGTTTTATCTGAAGCACTGGGAAAATTATCAATTCACCTTCAAGATGGTGAAAATAACAGGATAACTACGCACGACAGTTATCGTGCCGTGAAGGTAAGGCCTAACAGGTATATGACGCCGTTTAATTTCAAGGTGCTAATGGAGTATTCGCGGAATCACTACGGTAACGCATATGCGTTTATCAAACATGACGCCGCGGGAAAATTAGAAGGGCTGTATCCATTAGACAGCAGACAAGTTCAAATATGGGTAGCTGATACGCCGGATTTTACAAGTCGGGCGTTTTTTTATCGGTATTTTGATCCTAAAGACGGTCGAAATTACTGGCTAAATCCTTCTGATGTATTACATTTGAAAGGCGGCCTATCACAAGATGGTCTTGTCGGAATGTGTGTCCGCGAAGTATTGGCGAGAAATATGGAGGGTAATAAAGCCGCGCAAGGTTTTTTAAATGACTTATATCAAAAAGGCTTGACCGCCAGTGCTGTAGTTAAATTTGTTGGTGATCTAAGTCAGGAGAAAAAAGCGTCTTTAGTAAAAGAATTATCCGAATTCGGTGGTCGCGGTGGCGACAGAATAATCCCCTTGCCTTTAGGATTTGACATTGTCCCGTTGGATCTGAAACTTACTGACAGTCAGTTTTATGAGCTGAAGAAATTTAGTAGCCTGCAAGTCGCAGCGGCATTCGGTATAAAGCCGAATCATTTGAATAACTACGATAAAAGCAGTTATAGCAACAGCGAAATGCAGAATCTGACTTTTTACGTCGATACGCTACTGGCTATTCTTACGCAGTGGGAGGAAGAATTAAATTACAAACTTTTAACCAATGAAGAAATTGAACAAGGGTTAAGCTATCAGTTTAATGTCGGCACTATTTTACGAGGTGATATTAAAACACAGTCTGAATCTTTGCGAAACTATGTCAGCGGCAGTATTTATACGATCAACGAAGCGAGAAAGAAAGCTGGATTGCCTCCCGTACCGGGCGGTGACGTCATTGTTGTCAACGGGTCATATACTGACCTTGATAAATTAGGTAATGCGTATACGAAGGGGGGTGAATAAATTGAACAAAAAAACGAATTTCTTGGACATTCGAAATCAGACAGAGACCAGTGCTGATATTTATATCTATGGTGCTATCAGGGACGATAATTGGAATTGGGGCGGGGAAGACGATTCAGATGTATATCCTTTAGAAATAAAAAAACAATTAGACAGTGTCAAAGGTAAGAACTTAACTGTTTATGTTAACAGCGACGGTGGGCATGTGTTTGCTGGTGTGGCCATTGCTAACATGCTGAAACGTCACGACGGATACACTAAAGCCGTTGTCGACGGGATTGCTGCCAGCATTGCGACACAGATAGTATTTTCTTGTGATGAGCTGGAGATCCCTTCGAATGCTTATTTGATGATTCATAAACCGGCAGGGGGAGCATGGGGCGATGCTAATGAATTACGAAAGACAGCTGACGCGCTCGATGTCATTCAGCAGGGGCTTATTTCCTTGTACATGGAAAAGGTACATGAAGGCATTGCCGAGGAAACCATTATTAAAATGGTCGATTCTGAAACGTGGTTGACAGGCCGTCAGGTTGCTGAAATATTCAAAGTCAATGTTACAGAGCCGTTTGAAGCTGTGGCTTACGCTGGTGATTTAAGTCATTTCAAGAATGTTCCAGCTGCTATTAAAAACTGTGTTGAACCTAAAAAAAATAAAAACGAGGAAAAGCAAAGAGAAATTGATATCGCTTTGGCTTTAATTTAAGGAGGAATAATAATATGAGAAAATCTGTAGAAATGAAAAAACAACTCGATGCACTGAAAAATGAAATTAAAACGTTACAGGTCGCTGGAAAGGTCAATGACGCACACAGTAAACTCGACGAGTTGCACACCATGAAAAACGCTATTGCTGTTCAAGAAGCTATTGAACAGGAAGAAATCGAAAGTTTTGCAGGCACTCCTGCGAGAGAAACTATGACGGTTGATAATTCTACTATGAGAAACCGTGTATTTAATAAACAGGTTTTAAATGTGCCGTTGACTGAAGAAGAAAAGAAATACGCTACTAATGCAGTTGGAACGCCCGGTCAAGCAGGTGGTCTTCCTAATAAAGGTGGCTATTTGCTTCCTGACGAGCAGTTTAATCGTTTGATTGAATATCGCCGCGGGTTATTTGCATTGAAAGATTTGTGCGAAGTTATCCCGGTAACACGCCGCAGCGGTTCGATTCCTACTACTGTAGAAGACAATTCCGAACTAATTAATTTTGATGAATTGAATGAGATTAATAGAAAAGATATTAATTTTGCGCAGATCTCTTATAACGTTGGAACGTACGGTGAAATTATCCCAGTTGCTAACGAGCTGTTGGAAGATATTGATATTGATCTTATAGGTGTGATCGGGCGTCGGTTTGTTCGTAAAGGCGTTAACACGGAAAATTCTAAAATTATCGCATTGTTGCAAACCCTTACCCCTGAAGCTGGTGATAGTTATGATGATATCAAGACTGCGCTGAATGTTTCTCTTGATCCTGATATTGCAGCTACAGCGGTCATTATTACAAATCAAAACGGATTTGATTATCTCGATCAGGTAAAACTGGACAACGGTTTACCTTTGCTTCAGCCTGTACTGATTGATCCGACGAAAAAACAGCTCTCCGGACGCATTATTCATGTCGTTAAAAACGAAAAGCTTCCCGATGTGAGTGGCGCACACCCGTTCTTTGTCGGTGATATGGCAGAGTTCTGTAAATTCTTCGATCGCAAACAAGTTACTGTTGATTTGTCTACTGACGCAGGTTTCAATATGAATGCTGCTATGGTTCGCGCTATTGAACGCTTTGATGTTCAGAAAGCTGATGTTAGCGCAATGGTATATCTGCAAATCACCCCGGCATAACCTGCCGCGGGTTATAAACCTGCAAAGGGGGTAACCGTATGGATATTGAAGAAGTGAAGTTATATCTACGTATTACAAATGACGTTGAAGATAGCTTACTGGAAAAAATGATGAGTGTCGCTGAAGGAATTATCATCGACGCCGTTACTGGGTACGATGAAAAAATATTAAACGATCGATTTAAAGCAAAAACCGAAATGTGTCAAATGGCACTGATCGCCGAGCTTTATGAAAACCGTAATCAAGGTGGGCGAGAACCTAAAGATTACGGGTTTACTATTCGCACTATGATTACACAAATGCAGTATTGGGGAGGTGGTTAAATGCTCATTGGTAAACTTGATAAGCAAATAACCATTTTAAAACCGATTGATGTTTCTGACGGACAGGGCGGCCGTAATCGTGAATGGGTTATGGCCTTTACGCCTTGGGCAAGCGTGAAAGTTCCCCGCAGCGCTGTTGCAAATGTTCAAGGGGCGATTTCGTCTGATTTGACATATGAAATAGTTTTGCGGAGGAACAATAAAATCGTTTCGGGCTGGCGCGTACTACACGACGGAAAGATTTTTAATGTGCTTCACTCATATGACGGGTATGACAATGCTACCATATTGCAGGTGCGTGAAGTCATCAAGAGGTCGTAAATGAGTAGTCAAATACAGGTGGACATCAGAGATGTTAAAACCATCATGCGCAATTATAAGGCTTTCGATGTTGCCGTCCAAGCACATTTAGAAAAAGTTACCAATCGCAGTTTGGGCAAAGTTGCCCGCGGTGCGAAACAGCGCGTTAGCAGCCGTGGCGTGCGAACAAATGCAAAGGGGCGAAAGCTGGATATTAAATCTAGGATAACCACACAGCGGGCAAAGTTTAGCAAAGGGCGGACCGGTGGTATTGTTTGGAGCAAAGCCCCGCATAGTCATTTGGTGGAATTTGGGACAAAGGCGCATGCCTTAACCAAAGGCACTACCAATAGCGCAAAGCGTGCGCGAAGCGGCAAAAAGCAGTTTTTAATGGTTATTAACGGGAATCCCGTTAGCGGCACTCACGTTATGCACCCCGGCTCAAAGCCCAAACCATTTTTGCAGCCAGCATATTTGCAGGAGCGCGAAAACTATATCAATGCGGTAAAATCGGCGGTCAAAGCTGAAACGGAGCGAAAAAAATGAAACGAATACCATTAAATGCGCTTAGCGCAGCCGTCTATCAGCGGTTGTCAGAGCATCAAGACATACCTGTTTACGATGATGTATTCGAGGACGCAGAAGCACCATATATCACGTTCGGGCTGTTTACCTGCAAGGAAGCAGGAACTAAAGTAAATGACATTACTGACGTTACGCTGAACATTGATATTTGGAGTGAATATCAGGGTAAGAAGGAAGTTAATCAAATCGCCAATGATATAATCACGCTACTTTGCGCTACAAACTTTGATTTGTCGGCAGATGGGTTTCATCACATGGGAACAACTATCGACTACTTCGAAGCGTTCCCCGAGGACAACTATGGTTATCATGGCGTTATTACCATGTTGGCTAAAATTCAAAATAAGGAGTGAAAATAATGGCAATTACATCTTTACCAGTTAACCCCAACGCCGCGGATGCGTCCTTGGGCAAAGATTATTTACTATATGTTAATATCGGGGCAGTTGATACACCTCAATGGGTGCCGGTGGGCGGGCAACGCAGTACGTCTCTTGGCCGTAGTGCAGACGAGATTGACTGTTCGCACAAAACTACAGGCGGTTGGAAGGTTACTAAAGCCGGGCTGCGCTCGTGGACAATGGAGCTTGAAAGCGTTGTTGTATTGTCTGACGAGGGAGCGGCGGCAATGGATTACGCTTTTGAAAACGGCGTAGAAGTAAACTGCAAATTCGTTTATCCCAACGGCGATGAGTTTATCGGCTGGGGCAGTGTGACTGACTACAGCATGGAGACCCCTCACGATGATGTAGCTACTATTAGCTGCACTGTTACCGGCAACGGTCAACTTGAAAAACAATAAATAACTATAAAAGGCGGGCATTCCTGCCCGCCTTTTTTTAAAGGAGAAAACAAAAATGAAAAAAACAGTACCATTTAAATTATTTGGCACAAATGACGACTATTTAACGCTGAACATTAAAGACCTGCTGACAATCGAAACGATTACAGGTTTATCAATTATAGATATTTTTAGAAGCTACATCAACGGAGCCTATACAATCACATCAGTTTATCAAATTATGCCGATTGCCTATGCTAGTTGCGCAAAAGAAAAAGGTGAAACTGCAAGCGTGGAGCAGCTTATTAACACTGCATTTGAAAATGGCGTTGCCGTAACAGATTTTGGCATTCCAATGGCGCATGCAATAATTGCTACAGGCATCTTTGGAAAAAAGCAGGAAACGGCGAAACGCGGGAGAGCGAAACCGAAGGACGAGTAAAACTCTTTTCGGCTACGGCGTGGCTTGAGGGGATAGAAGCAGCCGCCTATGGACTGCTTAACTTAAAGCCGTCAGAACTGCCGTTATTGCAGCCACACGAGGTTGAAACGATGTTCGAAGGGTACAAGGTTGCGACAGAAAGGAAAAACGCTCTAACGGCATATTTCGTCTATTGGCTAGTTGCGCCGCATGTGAAAAAGAAATCTGTTACACCTGAAAAAATATTGAAACCTTTGGAGGATAAAAAGAAAAAAAGTCGTGCAGAACTTTTAAATGAAAAAGAATATTTCACTAAACTCGCACAGAAAGGAGGTTAATAAATGGGTACAGCCGGGAACCTGAATGTAAAATTCGGTGCGATTACTACTGGACTAAAACAGGGACTAAAAGAAAGCGAAAGCTTAATCGAAGGTACAGTTTCGAAAATTAACAATATGAAAGGTCAGCTATTGGCGGTTGGTGCAATAGCAATGCCTGTTGCTGCTGTTAGAAACTGGGCGGCGGCAGTAAATGATCTTGAAGATAAAACTAATATGTCGGCTGAAAGTGCAAGCCGCCTGCTTGCTGTTGGCGAATTTGTAGGGCTGGCCACCGAGGAAATGTCGGGGGCCATGGCGAAGATGTCCAAAACCGCCTACACGGCGGCGAAAGCTATTGAGACGGCGGCTGCATCAGGTAATATTAGCCAAGATGTTTTCACAAAGTTTGGTATCCAGATATTGGATAGTAACAATAGATTACTGTCAGCCGAGCAGATACTGTCAAATGTCACCGACAAACATCGGGCAATGGCCAACGGCGTCGAAAAAACCGCGATGGAAATGGAAATTTTCGGGCGCAGTGGTGCAAAGTTGAACGACTTGTTAAACTTGACGGAAGATCAATTTCAGGCGGTGTATGAAAGTGCCGAAAAAACTGGTTTAGTTTTAGACCACAAAACCACGCAGGCCTTTGAAGATGCCGAGTTTGAGATTAACGCATCAAAACAGGCGCTTAAGGGGCTGGCAGTAAGCATAGGCGCGCAAATGTTGCCGCAGTTTCAAGCTTTAGCAGAAGGAACGCGCGACGTTGCCCGCTGGTTTGCCGAACTGACGCCCGAACAAAGGCAGAATGCAGTAGTTGCTTTAGAGGTCGCAGGTGGTGCGGCAGCTATTTCGATTGCCGCTCAAGGTTTTATTGCTTTGGCTGGCCCGTGGATAGGCGCAATTACGAGCGTAACAGAAGCTTATGCAGCTTTGCGAATAGCTGCATTGGGCGCGGGGAAAGCCGCGGCGCTAGTTGCAGGTGGCGCAACGGCCATAGGGGCGGCTGTAGGTGCCGCTACTGTTGGGGTATATGCTTATGCCAACGATTTAAGCTTTGATGAGATAAAACGGCGGTATACTGGCGGCAACGAAAGCAATTTAAATAGTAGCGACGATTGGGACACCACGTCCGAGGGCTTTGACCCGTCAGGCGCATTGCTCAAGGCTACCGGTGGCGATAAGGACACAACACCGGGAACGATTAATTTTGGTGGTGCAGGCGGTAAAGGCGGCGGTGCTAAAGCCGCCCGAGATACTTCCGTCCAAGACGCACGAGAATACCTGGCTTTGTTTGATGATGCTACGCAAAAAGCCGAGAGTTTTAAAAGCACTTGGGATGCAATCAAAGGCGACAACGATAACTCGTTGTTTGGCAGGGTTGACGAACAAGTAGCGAAGGTTGAGCAGGCATACTTGGACGCCCAAAGCGCAAGGCTTAAAGCCGAAGCGGATGGAAACACTAAGTCCGCCGAACTTTTAGCAAAGACCGAAGCGGAGCGGCTGGAAATACTCCGAAAAACGGAAGCGGAAGCCAGTTTGATAAAATCGAACGCGCTCAATCAATACAAAGATGCCGCACAAAAAAACAATGACGAAATACAGCAAAACGAGCAAGATCATCAAGCGTTGCTGCTGGCAATGGTACAAGGTCGGTTAGAAGCCGAGGACGAAGCTAGACTTGCCCAGCTTGAAGCAAAAGCCGCTGAAAACCTGCAAGAGCAGGAAATGATGCAGGCGTATAACGATTGGCGAATGGAAGCCGAACAAACCTATATGGACTTTGCGCTTGAAGCTGCGAATATGTTGAAAGAAAACCTTTCCGCTGGAGTTGCTGACGCTATTGTAAACGGCGGGAAGCTTGGAGATGTGTTTAAAAACGTCGGCAAGCAGATTGCGCAGATGTTTATCCAGTGGCAAATTAGCCGAACGATGGCTGACGTCTTGTCAGATAAACTGCGGAAAAAAGAGCTTGTTAAAAACAAAGTATTAGCACAAAGTTTAGTCGCACCTGCTGTACAAAAATCTATCGCAGAACTTGGCCCCGTGGCCGCTCCTGCTGCATACGCAGGAGCCACAACTCAAATGATGTCTGCCGGAATGGGTAGTTTGGCGTTTGCGTCTGGTGGCGTTATCACAGCTCCAGTTTTCGCACTAATGGGCGAGGGTAAAAGCGATGAAGCCGTTATCCCACTGCGAAATGGTATATTTGCCGACTTGCTGGGCATTGACCCTGACGAGATGGGCGCCGGTGGAACTGTAGTTGAGCAAAACATTTACGGCGATATCAACAATGCAGCAGATGTTAATGATTTGTTCGCGGCACTCAATGACATAATAGCAACTGGCAGGAGGGGGTAACCATGTATCGTAATATTTTTGAAAACGACGGCAGGCTGAAAATTATCAAAAACGATCGGGTTTATGTTTTACCGGACGGTTGGGAACTTGATGACGCGGGCAGTTATGATTTTTCTTTGAAGTTACAGGACAGAGCTTTTTCTCATGGTAGTTATGCTGTCGGCGACGGATATGTGAAAGGCCGCACTGTAAAAGTATCGTTTGATTTGAAACGCGAATCTGAAAAAGATCATGACGAGATTGTAAACGAAGCATATCGGGCTTTTGCTCAAAGGGATTATGTTTTACACACTGGTCGTGCGGATCGTTGTTTTAAAGTTGCTGGAATCAGTAAATTTAAACACAAATATCAAAAAGGCTTTAAACAACGGTGGAGTGATATTGAAATATCATTATTGCTTGCAGATCCTTTTAGATACGCAACAGCTTCTACTTTGCGAAAGACAATCTTTGAAGAAATTCAGAACGGGACAGAAATAAGCATCCACAGCGAAGCGTCTGTCGACGTGCCGCTGATTTTTACTTTCAGTCCATTTGAAGGAGAATCCATGCCTGATATTTCTATTATTCATGTAGAAAGCGGCGAAAGCTTTAGACTGCGCGATACGCTTTTGACGTCGCCAGCTGCGGCGGTAGTTAATGGCGAAACCGGTACAGTAAGACGTGATTCAGCAAACAGTTTGAATACTTTTTCAGGGTTGTTCTTACATGCAGCGCCGGGGCGAAATACATACAAATACACTGGTTCAGCTGGTGAAGTTGATATACAGTTTACTGAAAGGTGGTTTGTATGAGCAATTTACTTTATGGATTGCGGCCACATGGTAGATTTATCCATGCGGCGAATATCATGGACGACGGTTCGAATGTCACTCCGGATGACTTAATCGGTTATTTGCCTGAGGTTTATGACGTTATCGCGTATAACGCAGATGGAACAAAAACTGCAATCTTCGGCGCAGGAAGCGAAGGAACGTCTATTGATAAAATGACGTTTGACTTATCAGAAACCGGTTGTAGTAAGATTGAAATCACTTTTAATAAATTACCAGACAATGACGAACTGAATTACCGGCAGCGAATTGACGTTCATTTGTTCAACGATCCGCGCCCGTGGTGGAGTGGATATATTATCACTCGGCCAGTCGAGGGTACTACAGAAGATACTTTTAAATTTGTTGGACACGGTTATTTCAATCTTCTTGAAAAAGTTTTGATCTTTGGTTCTTATAGAGACTGGGAGATATCTACTATAGTAGCTGACATAGCGCGTCAGGTTGAACGTAAGATAGGTTTACAGTACAACACGAATAATATCATCAATACGGGTTATACGGCGTCTTATATCGAATTTGAGGGTGTAACAGCAAAAGAAGCACTGAAACAGTTATCAGATTTTGCTGTTGACTATGTATACGGCGTCAACGAATATCGGCAATTGTACTTTAAACCACGTATCAATGACATAAATGAACAGGCGCGCTTTTGGGTAGGTGAGCATTTGGACAGTTTTGTTCCGACATGGGACGTTGAAAAAGTCGTGAATGTTGGACGAGTAAAGGGCGGGAATGTAGACGATAATGGTGAGCAATGGCTGGCATATGTTGAAGATATTGAAAGTCAGCTGAAATATGGTATTCAGGAACAGGTTTTAAGTCTTCCGTCTGCTTATTCTGAAACAGATGCTTATCGCTGGGGAAAAAATCAAATAGAACGTTATAAAGAACCGACAAAATCGGCAAAGGTGACAGGGATAAAACTTGAATATCCAAAACCGGACGGTTCTTTTTTTGTACGCAAACTTTCTACAGATGGTCATGCGGCTATTACGGCTACCCATGGGGAATTATATACGTTTCCGATATCTAAATTAAAATATACAGTTGCGGCGGGTGATGGTATTAAGATGGATATGGAACTCGGCGAACAGCCTTTTGAGGTAAATCAGTATTTGTATGATATCGAACGCAATGCAAAAATGACAGAATTGCTTCAGCAAGCGTCAACTAAACAATTAAAGACAGGAGGTTAGAAAATGGCAAATCCGAGTGATATCAGGCATGATCCATTCATAGATGTGCCAACATCTATAATGCTAACAGAACGGCATTTGATACCGAATATCTCTCCGTATACGATACAATTGAATGAAGTCCCTGTGAAAAATAGTCCTACTACTACAATAGTAAGAGTTATAGATATTATTAACGGGTCAGTACATTATCAGGGAGATTACGATGAGGTAGCAGCGACACCGGTCGAGGGGCAGTTTTTCCCTGATTATAATACAAGTGCATATGACAGCACTTGGAATACAGGCACGATACAGTTTTCAGCGAATGACGCAGGGAAAGGTGTTGAAGTAACCTATTCAGCCAAAGGAACATTAACGGGTGTTGCTTCGGCAGCGTACCCATCGTGGTGGCGCGATCGCGGCGACGGCAGCGACGGTGATTTCTACCCTACAGGCAACGTAACGATCGGTGGACGTAAGAATTATCGCAGCGTATACATTCCTGCCGATGTGACTGTAACTGTCAACGGCTTTGTTGATATCCGCTGTCAGGGAATGTTTATAAATGAGGGCACCATAAACGCCAGCGGTGGTGGAGGACAACCCGGGCAGCAGGTGAAAATAAGAAAGCTATACGGGGCAAGTATAGGGGTTAACGGAAATCCTGGCGAACCAGCAATCGGCGGCGGAGCTGGGGGGACGGCTGGTTCCAGTTCAGATTCAGGATATTATGGGGTAAGCAGCAGCGGGGTTAAACTAGGCGGTTCAAGGATTGGAAGTCTTGATGCCGCAGGCATTTTAGCAGGCTGCTATAGCGAAGAAATTCTCGGAGGCGGTGGTGGATCAAGCCCCGGTGTGTATTCAATCTCCGAAGAAGGCAGCACAGAAACACTGTCAGGTGCAATCGGAGGCCCCGGGGGCGGTATGATTCGAATTGTAACAAAGACACACAAAAATACAGGAACCTATATATCAACAGGGTATTCCGGTAGTTCTGCCACATTAGACAGCGCGATACAAACTGGTGGTGGCGGAGGCGGTGGTGGTGTGGTACTTGTAGTATGCGAAAGGAATTTAATTTCCGGTACTGCCAGCATCGGCGGCGGAGCTGGGGGTGCATATGGCGGTAGTGGCGGTGCCGGCTGGTATCGCGTGATTGAATTGGGGGTGAGCTGATGATAGTAACCAACGGAAAAGACATTGTTTGTTCATATGGTGATACCTTTAATTGCGCATGGGAAGTAGAAGGCGTAACAATAGCTGATAATATTACATTTTCAATCAAAACGACCGAAGGAAGTACCGATGTTCTTCTTTCAAAAACATGTGAAGTATCAGGTCAGCTTATCACTGTAAATATTACTGCAGATGAATTTGCTGAAAAATTACCGGTTGGTGATTATAAATATGATCTTGTTATGGTTGCGGACGAAACAAAAACAACATTGTTATTTCCCGCAAACTTTCACGTAAAGGCGGTAGTACATGATGAATAAGCCAATCAAGGTAAATGTACAAACACCTAAAATCACGCTGCAGGCTAAAGCAGGCCTCGAAATAATCCAGTACGGTACATTGACCGTTGGCGAAACAACTACCCTTGCAGCCGGGGAAAATGCAACGGTATTAAACAGCGGCACTATTGAAAATGCAGTTTTGAATTTTGGTATACCAAAAGGGCATGACGGCATCAATGGCAAAGACGGCACAGCGGCCACAATTACTATCGGAACCGTAACAACAGGAGAACCGGGCAGTAATGCAAGTGTAACCAATGTCGGAACAGATACAGCGGCCGTACTTGATATATCAATCCCCAGAGGTGATAAAGGCGTTGACGGTACAGGTGCAGGTGATGTAATAGCTGCTGCCGATAACACTTTCACAGCCACAAATACCTTTGACGGAATTTTAAAAACAAAATCTGACATGCAGGCAGTCGGCTCATTACCGACAGTCTTACAACGAGGGGACTCAAATATTCAGACCTATACCCTTAAAAACGGTTTGAACCGAAGTGTAGTATTTAGAGACACTGGCGATATGACTGGATATGCCAAAACGTTTATTATTTCTGTTGCTCGGTCAGGCGGAACTGGCACATTCAGCATTGGTTCTAACAATGGCATTGGAGCTAATACTCCTACAGTTTACATGGTGGATGGTGCCTTGCCTGATATTGCTGATGGAGAGGTACTAAAAATTGCGATGGAAGTTAATGAGCCTGCGAATGCTATCTTTATCTATATCCTCGGAAAGGTGGCATTGTAATGGGCTTGTCAAGCAAATTGATATTAGCGTCAAAGAAAGCAGGAACGCTTATAAACTGGCAGGGAAACGCAAGCCTTGCTTTGACATATGCAGGAATAGACGCATATGTATACAGTTATACCCGTGCTTATCAAGATGAAGGAGAGGGGAGCTTGTCTCCCTTACTGCAAACAGTTAAAAACGATACCCAAATTTATAATTTAACTCTTGCAGTCGATCCTAATAGCATAATGTTATTTGAGGCAGCATTGTACTTTTATAATCTTCCGGAGCCTGCCCCTCCTGCTTCCAAAAGGTTTACTGGGCTGTCAAGGCTTATTGTTCACTCTACGACAGGAGGAAGTCCCTTTGTCATAGATAATATGGACAGTCTTTTTGATCCTAACAGTAATTCTTATAACATTTTCAGTGATGATTTAGCTAATTGGGGCTATACAAATCTAACAGCAGCAGCGACTTTAGATTTTACTTTTGAATTGGAGTGGTACGAATGATGATACATAAGGTTGTTAAGTATAAGTACGAAGGTAATACCTATGACAGCTTTTCGCAACTTAAACAGGCATATCCATACATAAGTTTTCCTGTCGGTGCAGGTGATGATGTTCTGTTGGCTTTAGGTATTGAAAAGGTGGAAACATACCCACCGTTAGAACGCTGCAAGGAACTGCTAATCAATGCCGTTAAAATGCACAGAGATACCGCAGAGGTCGCCCCTGTTGAATACGAGGGCAACACCTATGACTTCGACACAAAAAGCCGTGACAGGCTGGATATTGCGTTAAAATCTTTATCGGTACAGGGTGAAGATGCAACAATCGGCTGGGGTATGGCAGATAATACAACAACGACAATCACGGCTGCTGACATTATGGGCGTGTTTGTAACAAGCGCGGTCAGAAGCAATGCACTGCATGAGCAGTACCGATCGACCAAAGAAAAAATCGAAGCTGCTCAAAGCGTGGAAGAGCTGAACAAAATTGAATTAGGGGGACTGGAATAATGGACATGGTCGCATTCCAATATGCTGTTGTAGGAGCGTTTCAAACATTGTGGAGTAGCTTTTCATTCAAGGCACTACTGGCAGCTGTTATAGCATTAATATTGCATAAACATTCGGTACTGTTTATGGCATTTACACTGCTTGTGTTTTTAGACTGTTTCACAAAATGGCTGGAGCTGTCTCACAAGAATTTACAGTCGGCGGGGACGGAAAACCCAACACTGGTACAGTCGTTCCTCAATATCAGAAAGGCGCGCAGTGCAGGTGCTATATCCAGCGAGGTAATGAAACATCGATTTCTTGGGAAAATGTTCATATATCTCATCTGTGCTTTATCTGCGGCTATTGTTGATGTAGCGATGCAGCATTTGGGGAAGCAAGGCTGGGCGGTAGAAGTTGTTATCTGTTATCTGGTAGCAACAGAACTGCTTAGTATCGTTGAGAATTTAAGCGGAGCAGGAGTGGAACAATTGACCGGCTTAGTAAATTTAGTAAAAAAGAAATTGACATGACAAATGAAGCAGCTATAGAAACATTACAAGCCATGCTTGACGCTATGGATCCCCGCTTTCTCACATGGGATAGAGAACAGCGGAAGGTCGAAGCGTTGAGCATGGCTATTGTATTACTGAAAAAGGAGGTTGAATATGTTAAAAGAAATTCAATTTCAACGGAGCAAACAGCGTATTTATGCTATGGACGGAGAGTACATAACAATTGATAGCTGGGAGTGCCGAGATGCGTTCGTGCCCGGCTACAATGCAGCAGGTGACCCCAGGGGAAGTTTGCCGAATGGTGTCTATACCGGTGTAACTGCTGAGGTAACTGACGGTGCATATGGTCCGGCTTATGGCAACTTTTATATCACTACACGCGACCCGCGCGCCCGTGATATTCACGGTGGGGGCAGTGGACTTCCTGATCCGTACGCAGATTATCAGGGTTGGGTGCCTACATACGGTTGTCTGCGTATGCAAAATGCTGACGGTGTGGTATTAAGCCGTATGATTATTGATAGTGGGAATAGTGTTGTGTTGACGGTGGTGGAATAGTGACGTTTACTGCTACAAATCACTTTGGCGCTTTTTTGCCACAATTCGACACTGCATTTTTATAAAAACATTGTATTTATGCGGCTTTAGCCTTAGTACTTAACCATTGGTAAAAATGAAAGGAATGAAAGATTTGTTTTTTGAATTTACATTGTTACGAGAGTGGACTATTATGTTCGGATTTGCTTACAATGACACTGAAACCGAGAAAAGAATAGAAATTTTCTTAGGGATTTTCGCGCTGTCTTTCGCAAAGTTGAAATGAGGTAAGCTATGTATGAAAAAATTAAAAGTTGGATATCTAATAATCGCTTTTTTGTTGGGGTGGCTGTTGGTGCAATTCTTTTTATTGCCTGCTATTTGTTCAGCCGAGCCGGTTTATCTGATAACGGAAAGCGAGCTGGTGACGTTGGAACAAAACTCAAACAGGCAGTTAGCAACCAGCAGTCAATTAGTCAAGGAATTGCAGATAGCAAAAGAACAGCTGAAAGTATCGGATCAGGAATTAAGCGAAGCCAAGAAGCAGAAAGAGCAGCTGCAGAAGCAGTTGACAGAGCAGGAAGCCTCGTCGAAGAAACAAGAAAACTTACAGAAAGAAATCTTGAAATCCTTGCCACCGTCCGCGCCCGGGGTGCTACGGGAGATCGGGCTGAAGATTGATGTTGATGATTATGTTCGTGGCGCCAGTTTCGGCGTGAGCCGCAGGATTGGTAGTAAATACATTGGACTTCGAGGCGAGTATGAGTGGCGAGATAATAAAGCCGGCATGTGGGTGACGTATGCATACTAATCGAATATTTTTCGGAGTTTAGCGCAGAAATAGTAAAAGCCTACCATTTACGGTAGGCTTATTTTTTATGAAAAAAATTAAAAATATTTTATTAAAAATATGTTGACAATGCACGCAATGCGTGTTATGATTAAAGTATAGAAAGGGGTTGAGAAAAATTGACTTAGAAAAGATAGAAAAAATAGCCGTCATCATAGCAAGTATAGCGGTAGTTGTCCAGACGATAGCTAACTTACTAAAATAACGGCAACGGCTGAGGGCGGCAGGATAACCGCCCACCCTTTAAAATAGTATAACACATTATCAACTAATATGAAAGGCGGTAATACAATATGATATTCAAAGTTGAAAAAATTGCAAACATGGTATTCATCAGCTCAGGAGAAACAACGTTCAAGGAGTGGGACATAGAAGATTTTACAGAAAGAAAGTTTGAAAACGCAAAGAACAAAATTCAAAAGTGCTACCGTAATAAAGTCGAATTTGTAAGAACGTTTTAA